CTTGGCGGTGGGGTGGCTATCATTAAGGTGGGTGCCAACTCTGACATTGAGCAGAAGGAGAAGAAGGACCGGGTGGACGATGCGGTGTGTGCTGTGAAGGCTGCACTAGAAGAGGGCATCTTGCCAGGTGGTGGCGTGGCGTTGAAGGACATTGCATCAAATCTTGAGGTGACCAATAAGGGCACTGAGATATTACAGCTTGCGATGCTTGCACCAATGATCAAGATACTATCTAATGCTGGGATCGAGGTGATCGGATCAGACTTCGACAAGAGTAAGCAGTTATCAAAAGAGGGTGTTGGGATCAACGTGTCAAATGGTGCGACGTGCCATATGATGAGCGTTGGGATCATTGACCCGACAAAGGTGACAAAGGAGGCCATCAAGAATGCGGTCAGTGTAGCAACAACATTGCTATCAACCGAGACGGTCATTACCAACATTAGAGCATAATATTGCACTTAATGATGCCAAAAGCCAACAAATGTAAAATATATTATACAACGTATGCCAATGGTTAGTTTAATGGCCTATTTTGTATAATATAATTTACAAATTTGTAAACTTTTGCATGAATTTTTCCGAATTTGTGACACAGATTTTGCAAAAAATTGTGACAAAATATACGATAATTCGGATTATCGTCGAATTAAATGATATAATTTGACAAATTCGGTAGTGATACTACTGATTTAGTATAATATATAAACATATGTGTTTATATTTTTAAGTAAAAAGTTAATTTATAAGTTAACATATTAACCAATCCGTTACAATTTGTAACACTTTGGCTATAATGTTAACTACAGTTTACAAATTCAAATTAAAATGTAAAATATTATGAAAGTTATTGGAAAGAATATTCTAATCGTCCCACAAGAAGAGGACACAAGATCTAAGGGTGGTCTAATTATGACCGCATCGGACGTAAATGAGCTACGCTACAAGAAAGCTACGGTGGTAGCACAGGGCTCAATGGTGGATGGTATCAAACCTGGCTCATTTATCTACTTCGATCGTGCGGCCGGTCATTCGATCCGCATCAATGAGGACCTATATACGGTCATCACTGAGAAAGATGTGGTAGTGGTATTGTAAACAATTTAAATAAAAATAAAATGAAAACATTAGTAAACACAGACTCTAACGGAGCAACAAAAAATGTAAAAGACATTGTATTCTGGGGTAATGGAGATACATTCAAACTGATTAGCAAAGCATCAAGCGTAGCAGAGGGTTGGATGAAATCAACTAAGGCAATGCAGATTGATGGTATTGGATGCGTAGTTCAGGTAACTACTCAACAAGGAGATAATATTGCAGAGGCATTAACATTTGTTCCTGGCGTTTATATAAAGGATATAAATAATGGCACTCCTGATGTTATAGGGCGTAAATTATCTAGTTTCTAAAAACATTAGTCAGGTGGCGGAATATTTGCCATAGCGGTTTAAAAGCCAATGTGGTTGATAATGGTAGACGCTAAAAAACTGTACTGAGGTTAAGCGATCCTCACGTTAATAAAAAAATTGATCAACGCAGAAGTGCGGTAGCTTGCAGGTTCGAATCCTGTCCTGACTACACTTACCTATCCGAAGGTTATGATGAAGCATCTGGTACCGTATGTTCATAAAGTAGATAGGAACGGTACAAATTTAGTCGGTGGATATGGGTCGTATCAGGGGTTTTCCCGGCCGGCCACCTGACTAAAACTTCTTATTAAGTCTGTCAATGACCCTGTCATATTGCCGCTTGGCAAAGTGATGGGGTTTGTTGCTTATAGGCTTTATGTCAGATAGCTTAGGAATGGGTCTTTCGCCCTGCAACATCTCATAAACTTGACGCATAATGGACTTGGCTTTGTGAGAAAGCTCAAAAATAGCTCTTCTGCCCGGCTCAGGCTTGCGAAAATGGACCAAAAGTCCACTATCCATCAAATCCCTACGTCTATCTTGGGTAAATCCAAATATTTGACAGTACTGATCAAACTGATTGGAATCAAATACATGCTCGGAGTATAGATAACATAATAACTCAAAGTCTTCCATACTTAATCCGTGCTTATAACGGGCCCAAGCACGTACAACTTTAATATATTTTAGGTAGTCCTTGTCGACAGCTTCACGTCTGACGACTATTGGCTTTACTTTATACTCTATTACTTTAATCGCCCGTGGCTTTATATTGCGGGGCTTCATGTAGGTCTTTGGCATTTGATTTAATTTTAACAAAATTACTTATCTTTGCCAAATAATAATAATAATAAATATGGCAAAGCAAAAACCAAATTCAATGATCAAGGTTGGCGACTTAAAAAATGTAGTCACTGACTTAAGAACTAGAAACGAAGATTTATCATCACAATACGAGCAAACAACTAAAGATATTGCAAGTGGAGCAACTAGAGGTCAATCAGGTGTAGGTGATTTGCAGATTATGCGTAAGCGTGAGATGATACACAATGCATCTAAGATTGATCGTTATGGCGGCCTTATTCAAGGTGCTACAATTGTACATGACAAAGCTCGTTTAGCAGAAAAAGAAGCTCAATACAAAAGAGATTATCCTTTGTCAAGCACATATAACCAAAGTAGCCTTAAGGCTCCAGTAAAAAATGGTATGACAATGACAACTAAGATTGTTAAAAAGAAATAATATGGCAAAGCAAGAAAAAACACCAATGACTCGCCCAATGCCTAAAACGGCTATGGGTATTACTAAGATTGCAGCTGCGAAGAAAGCAGTGAAGGTTGCTAAAGTAGTGAAAGCTGCAAAAGCAATCAAGAAAATGTGCTAAGATGAAGGGCTTAGGAGATATGGTCGCTAAGGTGACTGAGTCTACTGGTATAGCAGCCGCTGTTAAAGCCGTCGCAGGCGATAATTGCGGCTGTGCTGCTAGAAGAGATGCACTAAACAGAATGTTCCCATTTAATAAACCAGAAGATGGCAAAGACAGCAGCGTGGACACGCAAAGAGGGAAAAGATCCTAAAGGTGGTCTGAATGCAAAAGGTGTTGCGTCATATAGACGTGAGAATCCGGGCAGCAAACCGCAAACCGCAGTGACTACTCCCCCATCTAAGTTAAAGCCGGGCAGCAAGGATGCTAATCGCAGAAAGTCTTTCTGTGCTAGAATGTCTGGTATGCCTGGACCAATGAAGAAGCCAAATGGCGAACCAACAAGAAAAGCATTATCACTAAGAAAATGGAATTGTTAAATAAAACTTTTACTATCAAAGTTAAAGTTGCAAGTATAAAGAAATTTAAACCTAGATTTTATCATGGAAAAACAAATGATTAAACGTGCTGATGGTTCTACCTCTAAGCGTGGTTTATGGGATAATATCCGTGCCAAATCCGGAAGTGGAAACAAGCCAACTTCGGAAATGCTAAAGCAAGAAAAGAAGATTAAGGCTAAAGAAAAGAAGAAATAATGGCAGGACGCACATCAGAGTATTACAAGTCTCATCCAGAGGCTCGCAAGAAACGCTTAGAGTATCAGGCTGACTATAACAAGAAGCCTGAGCAGTTAAGAAAACGTATTGAGCTTAATCGAGTGAATAGAGAGCGTGGTCAATATGCTGACAAGGACGGCAAAGATATGAGCCATAAAAAGAATGGTCGTATCGTTGAGGAATCAGCAAGTAAGAACCGTGGATCACGTTCAAATATGCCTGGAGATCGTCGTGCAAGAGGCAAAAAAAAATAATTAACTTTGTAATTCAAAAGATATAAATATGGCAAAGGTTACTAAGAAAACAGCGTTCAATATCAAAGAAGCAAGCAATCAAAAATTGACAGCAACTGCACGTAAGCACTATGCTGAGAATGCTCAAGCTGCAATGAAAAACAAAAAGAAGAAATAAGATGGGTGTTTTAAATTATATGCAGTCGGGGCGTGCTGCAGCAGTAACGCCATCCAACACAACAAACATTCCAAGTGTTTCAGGAGGTACAAATGATGAGGGATGTATCCTTTACATTGGTGCTACAGGAACAGTTAGAGTTCTTACAATTGGTGGAGATGATGTTACTTTTGCTGGTGTTCCAGCAGGAACAACTCTTCAGGTTCGTGTTCTAAGAGTTTACTCTACAGGTACATCTGCTACTAACATTATAGCTCTTTGGTAGGATGACGGAAGACGACTTGAAAATAGGACTTTTAAATGCAGCTACTTTATTGTTATCTTTTAGCAATATTGAGGCGGCTCTTCGGTTAGCTTTGTTGGCAGTATCTATTATTTATACTGGGTTTAAATTATACGATTTGATTAAGAATCAAAAGTAATGTGGCGTATTTTTAAAGAGTCTAATGATATTAATGAGCATTCTGTAGCTGCATTTATTGCACTTGGATTAGTGATTATCATTACCTTAGCTGTATTAATTTTTGCTGTTATTGGCAAGCCTTTAACTATTCCAGAGTTTATTTTTATTTCCCTTTTAACATTTTCAGCATCTGCATTAGGGATTGCTGGATATAAATCAGTAAAAAAAGATGGCGAAGGCGAGCAAAACGACTGACACTAAAAAAGTAACTTTCGGAGTAAGACGCAAAGGTAAGCACTCTAAAACGAGTGGACCTAAAGATTGCAAGTCTAAAAAATCAAGAGGACAAGGATAATGAAACTATCAGCACACCTAGACTTATCAGAAGTAACAAGGTCAGAGTCCGCTAAGAGAAAAGGCATTCTTAATAATCCAACACCAGAACATCTAGAAAACTTCAAAAGACTTGCCGAGCATGTATTCGAACCTATTCGTAATCATTTCGGTGTACCTATTCACATTTCAAGCGGATATCGATCGAAAGAACTCAACAAGTCTGTTGGGGGATCGTCGACTTCTGACCACTGTTATGGCAGAGCTATTGACATTGATATGGATGGATCTAGTTCAGGTGTATCAAACAATGATGTGTTTCATTTCATCAAAGATAATTTAAAGTTTAAGCAACTTATTGCTGAGTTCCCCGAAGCAGGTAAGCTAGGGTGGGTACATGTGGCATATGGAGATGGATTAAATAATAATCAGATATTAGTTGCGACAAAAAAGGCAGGTAAAACTGTTTATTTGCCATACAATGGAAACGAAAAATTAGTAAGCTAATGAAGAGATTGTTCTTATTATTGTTAATTATAACAGTTTCTTGTCGTCAAACAAAAACAGTTACGGAGTATAAGGAAGTTATACGTGTAGATACATTCAAAACTACACGTACAGAAAAGATATTTCAGGCTGTACACGACACTTTAACAATAGACAACCCATGCGATTCTTCTGGCATTTTAAGCACGTTCTACAGCAAGATCAAGATACCACAAGGGCAGGTAGTAATTCGCTCCGTACGTGGCAAGATTGAGGCCACAGTAAACATTGATTCAATCGCTCACGTGTATGAAGATAAGTATCGTAGTAAAAGCGAGTCAAATACTCATAGCAAAAGTGTAGAAGTTATTAAGTACAGAGTTCCAACATGGGCTATTATAGTTATCCTAATCGAGTCGGCTATTATTATATTATATGCCTATTTCAAATTCTTGGTTATTAAGTAATTTGTTTTTATATTTGCAGTGTAGTTGCCATCTCACATTACGCAACAAAGACAAAAACAGTCCTATGAATGAAACCGAGGTGAGATGCGGTGGATTTTGTAGGACTTATTTTTTATATGGAAATCTGGAAAGATGTTGTTGGCTATGAAGGTCACTTTATGGTTAGCGAAAGTGGAAAAGTTAAATCATTGGATAGAAAATATAAAAGATCTGATGGATCTATATATCCTATAACAGGAAAGGAGCTAACTCCTTTTATTAGTAATGTTGGGTACACTAGAATTTCTCTTAGAAATGGAGGTAAGCCTATAAAGTATTCTATTCATAGATTAGTAGCTGAGGCATTTTTACCTAGAGAAAAAGGTCGTGACTTTGTAAATCATTTAGATGGGAATAGATTAAACAATCACTATTCTAATTTAGAATGGGTATCAATGATTGAAAATAATTGTCACAGATTCGATAAGTCTAAGACAACAAGTAAATATACAGGGGTTAGTTGGATAAAGGCTAAGCAAAGATATGTGGCAACAATGTGTATAAATCAAAAACAAAAAACAATTGGCCATTTCTTAACTGAGGAGGATGCTTATGCTGCTAGATGTAAATATGAAAGAGATAATAATGTAGTCAATAAGTATCTATAAAATTGCGTAAATTTGCCAAAACTAAATTTGAAGAACTTTGGCACGTATTAGCACGTACAGTATAGATACTTTTGTAACTGGGCTCGATAGAGTTATTGGTTCTGATTGGAACACAGAATATAAAACAACCAAAAATTTCACTACCAATGATA